ACGACGGTACTCGAATCGTGATGCGGGCAGAACTGTACGCCGACATCGCCGACACTGTTGCCACTACCACAGGGTACGCAGAGGAGATTCGTGGCTCGTCAATGGTCAACAAAACTAGTGCTATTGAGAATTGCGAAACATCTGCTGTGGGTCGGGCCCTGGCGAACTACCAGTACCAAGGCGCAAAGAAGCGTGCCAGCCTAGAGGAAATAGTCAAGGTCTACCGGCAAGGTGCAGAAGTCCAGACTGAAGCGCCACTAACTGCAGCTGTCGCACGCACACAAGCACTCGGCTCATCCGCTGAGCCTCCTACCGCTAAACAGTTGGCGATGCTTCGAGCACGAAACTATGAAGGACAAGCACCAAGTACAAAGCGTGAAGCTTCAGAGATCATTGATCGGTTGATAAACGGTGGCTGATCCAACGGAAGCAGAGTTTCAAAAAGCCGTTATAACATTGGCTAAATTGTTTGGTTGGCGAGTCATGCACACACAGCCAGCACAAATACGGCCAGGCAAATGGATTACACCAAACACAGGCAACCAAGGCTTCCCCGATCTAGTGCTTAGCCATCCGTTAAAGGGCACAATCTTTGTTGAGTTAAAAGCCCCCAAAGGAATCGTCAGCGAAAACCAGTGGGATTGGATAAATAGTCTTGAGGACTCAGGTGCTGAGGTGCACGTTTGGCGACCCAAAGACCTAGAGAAAATCACTGCTCGACTATCGTCTCCACGGGCAAAACCCTAGTACCTTTTAAACGGTTGATTTGTTTAATCATGCCGGTCGGAATCGCTAGCACATGGTCGTAATGGTCGTCATCAAGTATGCGTGACTGAGCAATCACAACATGATCTGCTTTGACTGACTCCAACACCCAGCCGACACTGGACACGATGCACGGCGAAACATCTATCTCACCTTTGGTTGTCCAAGTGTCACAAACACTGTGAGCGTCATGCCAAATGATTTGTACTAGCTGATGCTTCATACTCTTTCCCTCTGTACATCGCAAACCCATCGGTTATAGCGACCTGCTCATACACAAACTTCCCTGTCTCAGGATCGTACGGTATGACCGCTATGCCCTGTTGCCAGTCCTCAGTACGTTTCAATGGACGACCGTCTAAATCAATGCCACCTTTGACGCTAGGTATCGCACCATCTACTCGACACAAACAGCCAGGCGAAGCCGCCATAACCGTCCTAGGACCATCAAAATCGTCTCTAGTGCGCTCAGCCCATTCCCTGCGGTGAATATGCCCATAAATCACACTGACCTTCTCAGACGACAAATACTTGTGGGCCGTACTGCCACCACTAGCAACCTTGTCACCATGAATAACACGCAACTCTGGAGTGATCCAACAATGAGCTGCTGGATAGCCAGGACGGTATTCAATATCAACTTCATCAAGTCGACACAAAAAAGGGACAGACATTACAGGCCACGAATTAGGCAAATTGCCACGCTTCAAACCAAACGATGCTGAAGCGTTCATCAACAGGTATTTGGGTAGACGCTCCTCATGGTTACCTGCCAACCAAATGATTTTTGCGTTAGGAGCTGCTTTGCGTAGTTGTGCACCTAACAGGGTTGCTCGGTCTATGGTCGCTTGAGTTGTGCGCTGATATGCAGGCGTGACGACATATTTGCCTAACTCAGCCAAGTCAAGGTTGTCGCCGACCAGTACGACCAGATCAGGGTTGACGTCAGTACAAATGCGTAGCGCCACATCAATGGCACGCTCATCATGGATGGGTTCAAGTTGACCGGTCAAAGTCGTAAAGTAGCCGATCTGTATGTCAGGAAATATGAAACATTGAGCCCATTTTGATTGGCGTTTCTGCACCTTAGACACAGGGATACGGACTACAGGACCTTGCTTAATCACTGGCCATTCAGGACCGTTTTCCCATTTAGGAGAGAACTGGATCAGCGATGTTTCACGCAATGTTGCTCGAGTCGTCGGTTTCACTTGAGTGACCTCACCTATCTCGTCTATGTCAATTCCTTGACTGTTGAGCAGTGCAGCGATACGACCAAGTTGCCGTTGCATGATGAAACCTTACTGATTTGAAGCATTTAGTGGGGGATACTTGACAATGCTCCCACCCACCTGGCTATGATCAGACCGTCGGGTCAGGAGTGAACACTGACCCGACACCCCCTTCAACTGAATAGTGAACAGGACTAGAGAGTCCATTAGCCCTTGTGAGTATCTGAAGCTCACTGTGGGAACACTCGGTAACGAGGGTAGGCGACTATGTCATGTAGTCGATCAGCGTTCCCTAACGTACAAAGGCGAAGGTTGTCCACCGAAAACAAATAGACCGGCACCCTGTGGCTACTTGCCCAAATTGTGGGGGACACAAACCACACGCTTATCTCATGTCAACCGAGGACAACCGAAGCGGTGCCCTTCCGCTTTGGGCGTCAGTATCTATTGACCTTTGCCCTTGACCTACCATTACCACCAACCAAAGGAAACCCGATGACAGACAAACCAAAGAACCACGGCCACTGGAACAGCAAAGAATACCGAGACAACAGAGCCGAACTACTACGAGACAACCCACAGTGCTACATATGCGGCGCACCAGCTACTGAAGCAGACCACCTACTCGAATACGACAGAGGTGGCACACACGAACTGCATAATCTTGCACCGATTTGTAAGCCCTGCAACAGCAGAAAAGGTCAGCGTTACGGCGAGATCAAGAAAAGAATTGTCAAAAATAAGACAGAACCCTTTTTTTCCATGCACACGATAGCCCCCGAACCGCCTCTCGTAATCTCTCCTTACAAAGATTTAGCCGGAACTGGCGAGAACCAGCCGACATTACCGCAGGTCAGAGACTACTTTCCGAGATTGGAAACGTCTGGTCTGTCGAATCTGTCTTACGGCCCCCAAGTTGCTCAGTGGGCAGAAAGGCATCAAAACATTTGTCTTTTTGAGTGGCAAATTCATGCGCTGACTGGACAATTGTCGCACGATGAAAACGGCGACCTTTTATTCCGTGAATCTTTATGCAGTACGGCTCGACAAAATGGAAAAAGCCAAGGTGGCTTGTGCCCTTTGATTGGGTGGTGGTTAACGGACTTTGCCAGGCTTCGTGGCACTCCTCAAAATGTGCTTTCGGTCGCTAACCGTCTTGATCGTGCTGAAAGCATTTTTAATTTGTTGGCACCGATTCTTGTTGAGTCGTTTGGTGGTAAAGCGATGCGGACGTTTGGTCGCAAGTCGGTGACGATGCCAGACGGGTCTATGTGGGAAGTTCGTGCAGCTTCTCCGAACTTGCATGGTGGATCGTATGACTTGATCGTTGTTGACGAACTTTTCAATGTGTCTGAGAAGTGTTTGTCAGAAGCTTTACGGCCGTCGCAGATTGCTCGCAAGAATCCTTTGTTGAGTTGTTGGAGTACAGCTGGTGATGAGTCAAGTACGGCCATGATTCATATGCGTGAAACGGCTATCTCAGAGATTGAACGAGGCGAGCGCACACGGCTCTATTTCGCTGAATGGAGTATCGGCGACCGGGATTGGCGTAACCCTGAAAACTGGATTTACGCTAATCCTGCTCTCGGTAAGACGATCACGGTTGAAGCACTCCAGGCTGTATCTAAAAAAGAGTCGTTCTTGCGTGCCCACTTAAATATGTGGGTCAGTAGTCGAGGCAGTTGGTTGGAGGAAGGCGTTTGGGCGTCCTGTAAAACTGATGACCCAATGCCTGCCGGTGGAGTGCTGGCCGTAGAAATGAGCATGGACACAAATCGTTATGTTGGCGTCAGATCGTCAATGTTTGATGGCATTGTGCACACTCATGTCGAGTTCATTGTTGATAACGAAACGGCGCTTTGGTCTGAGATTGACCGAGTCATGGATGACAAGCTTGTTGCCCTGGCTATTACACCGACGTTAGAAATCCATGCGCCTTTGCATTACCGTCGCCGCATGACTGTCGTCGGTCAGGCCGAAATGTTGAAGTGGACAGGCATTGCTCAAAAGATGATCATTGAAGGTCGTGTTAAGCACTCTGGTCAAGTCAGTTTGTCAGAACACATATTAAGAAGCGTCCTTGTTAAGACCGGAATGGGAGTCATGATTTCTCACAAGTCGAGTCCAGGACCGATTGAGTTAGCGAAGTGTGCAGTGTGGGGTATCGCTCTCTCTAGCAAATATCAGAATCGGGCTAAACCCATAATGGTTGTAAGGTGAACTAATATCGGCATCGTGTCGGCGGGTTCGTCGGGGACCCGTCGGCACTCCCCTGCAAAGGAAACCTAATGGGATTATTTAGCAAAAAAGAAGTGACAAAGGCGGCTATTAGTCCTATTCCTGAGGAATCGGTTGCAGCTGCAGTTGGCACTAATTACTACCGACAAAACAAAGCCCCCAACACGATCGGCAGTTGGTACACGTACCAGTCTGGCTTGGCTCGTAATCGTGCCATTTCTGTTCCTGCGATTAGTCGAAGTCGTGACCTTATGGCGTCAGTTTTGGCAAGCATGGAATTGAAAATGTGCACCGAGATTTGGAACGGCAACGAGATGGAAACTGTGCCGTTGGCTCCTCGCACCTGGCTACGCCAACTTGATCCCGAAATGCCTAACTCGTTCTTGTTCCCATGGATCTTTGATGATTTATTTTTCTTCGGAAGGTGCTTTCTCTATGTAACCAGTCGCACCAAAGACGGTTACATGGCATCCGCCACCCGTCTACCACAGGGGTCCATTGACACGGCCGACGCTGAAGGTCCAGTGTGGTTCGGTAAAAGCAAGGAAATCTATTTCAATGGTGGCGCTCTAGACCCTGCCGATGTTGTTCAGATTTACAGTCCTACGCAGGGCATGATTTACATGAGCGAACAAACCATCGCTACCGCTCTAAAATTGTGTGATGCCCGTTTCCGTAACGCCAGTTCAGCAATCCCAGCTGGAGTTCTAAAGCAGACTGGTGGAGAACCGTTGTCGGCCGAAGAGTTGGGTGCTTTGGCTGAAGCGTTCAACGAGGCTCGAAGCACTAACCAGACTGCAGCTCTTAACGAGTTTTTGACCTACACAGAAACGACAGCGACACCGGACAAAATGCTGTTGATTGATGCAGCCGAATACCAGTCAAAAGAGATCGCTAACTTGTGCAATGTACCCCCGTATTTATTGG